GTGCGCTGCGAAGCTGACATGGGCGTCTTGTAGGCCGTACCCGCCTTGGTAACGGTCTTGCCAGTCGTCTTGCCGGTGGTAAAGCCCGTTGTGTCGCCCGTTGCGCGGTTGACCGCCATGCGGGCGGGCGCCGCGGCTTTGACAGGCGACATGAGCTCAGAAACGGTCGTGCGAATAACCTGCGGAGGCTTGGGCTTGGGCTTGGGCACGGGCGCGGCGGCTTTCTGCTTAAGTTTGGCCAACTGCTGCCTGCTGTACTCGTCCATGCGCAGGCCAACGGGCTTTACGGGGCCAATCGGCTTGCTGTACTTTATGCCGAAGGGGCCGAAACCGCCCGACAATTTGCTCTTTGGTTGCGTACTTCCCTGAAAGTCGCCTTTGTAGTCGGCGGTGTTGGGAATTTGACCGCGGTCTGATTTATACGCAACAGAACGTTTAGCCATCCTACTTGCCCTTTTTGCCCTGTGCCTTGCGCTTCATCGCGTAGGCGATGGCCACAGACTGCTTTGCGGGTTTGCCCGCAGCCATTTCGGTCTTGATATTCTTGCGGAACGCGCCCTTGGAGGCTGATTTCACGAGCGGCATGTCACTTATCCTTTCTGGAGCCCTTGACGCGTTTAATACCGGGCAGTCCGCCGTAGCTGGACAGCGACCGCTGCGCGGTTTTGGCTGATTTTTTGAAGTCGGCGGCAGTCGGAGCGCCCTTGGAGCCAACTTTCCGCATTTTTTCGCCTGATCCGGCGGCAATGCGGGCGCGTTTTACGGCAATATTTGCGTATAGACCGGGTTTCTTGGCCATTTTAGCACTTCCACCGTCTCATTGAGGCTTTCGCCCGCTCTGCATTCTTCGACTTGGCGACTACGCCACCCATCCGGGCGCAAAACGAGGCCTTCCGGCCCTTGTCCGCAGCCGTCTTGGGGGTAGGCGCGGGCGGCTTCAGCTTGCTGCCCGTCGCCTTGTTGTACTTGGCACGCCCCTTGGCCGTCAGCCCAGCGCCCTTGCTGACGGGCAGCTTCTCACCGCGTCCTACCGACAAAGATACGCCCTTGCGCGCCATCACGACCCTAGCCAAGAGGTTGAAACACTTGACTGACCATAAGCCTTGCGCGGCGTTCTGTCAACGCGCTCGCCTCTGGAGGCCACGGGGAACGCGAATGTAACGGCTATCGCGTCTGCGGCGTCGGGGCTTGCGAGCCCACGGGCTTTCATCTCCTTCTTGCCTTCGAGGAAGATCGTGCCCTTGCTGTCCGGCTTCATCAGCGGCGAGATCAGGTCCGTCTTCAGCACCCGGTCGGGTGGGATCGACGCGGTCTTCAACCATTCCCGCATGGCTCCCCACATCTCGGCCCGCTTGTTGCCGTACATGACCGGCTTGCTGCTCTTGGACCCAAAGTTCACCCCCTTGACCTTGTACCGCTGCTCCTTGAGCCGGTCCACGACCCCCGCGCCCAGCCCGCCCTCGTCGATCACCACCATCGTCGGCTGGAACTCTTCCATCGCCTCGATGACGCGGCCGACTACTTCCATGGTGTCGTCACCGCGGTAGCGCTTGATTGCCACGATGTCTCGGCCTTGCCGTACCGCGATAACTGTAGCGTCGGCACCGAAGCGTGCCGGGTCCACGCCGAGGACCACTGGAGCCGAGGCGTCCTTATAGCGGGGTCGTCCCATGGCGTCGTCGACGAGATGGATCGGGATGAACTGGTCATCTCCAGCCGAGGGAAACTCACCGTAGACCTCAACATGCGCCTGAACGCTGTCAGGCCCGTATTCGAGGATGATCTGCTCATAGACCGCCTTGTCCGTTCCTTCGACCGTGCGGGCGTCCACGGTCTTGTTGCGCCAGAAGTCCCGCTTGGCGTTGAACGCCTCGTAGAAGTAGCCCGTGTTGCGGCGGGGGTTGGAGAACGCCATCCAGAAGCGGTTGGGCGTGTTCTCGGTGAAGAAGCCCGCTGCCACCTGCCAGATGCTGTCGGAGATACCGCTGGCTTCGTCGAACACCAGCATTACACCATCGAAGTTGTGCACGCCCGCGTAGGCGTCCGGGTTCTCTTCCGACCACAGCCGTCCCTCGACGCCCCAGTAGCGCGTGCCCTTCTTCAGGTCGCGCTCGACCAGCTCGGCCAGCCACTTGGCGGGCATGACGCGGGTAGCCGAGACCTCGAACCAGTGACTGTTCAACGCGAGCGCCAGCCACTTGGTGATCTCGGCCCAGGTGATCGACCGGAGCTGCGTCTCGGAGTTGGCCGACACGATGGTGCTGGACCCGATCCGGGTCGTCAACATCCAGATGATGAGCCACGAGACGAGGGCCGACTTGCCGATGCCGCGGCCGGAAGACACGGCCATGCGGAGCACGTCGAAGTCCACCTTGCCGCTGTTCTGCCTGATGTGCTCGGCCAGATCGCGCAGCACCTCGCGCTGCCACTTGCGCGGGCCAGAGAAGTGCTCCAGCGGCGTGCCGGGCTGCCCCCACGGAAACAGCCACATCACGAACTTGAGCGGGTCGTCCTTGAGCGACGGCGCCCACAGGGACGCCATCAGGTTCTGCTCGTCCTCAGCGCTGTAGCGCGTGGTCTGCATTATTTGCGGCGGCTCATAAAGCCTGTAAACGCCGACATTGCATTGCGCGTGTTTGCGTTGCCGCCAGAAAAAACGCCGGACAACAGGTCAGCAAACGCATTTCCTTGCTGCGATGGCGCAGGTTCCTCGGGCGGCGACATGAACTGGTAGAACATCTTGCCCCGGCTGCCCAGCATGGACGGGCCCACTATGCGCAGCAGTTGTTCTATAGACTGCGCGCGGTCACCAAGGTCTTCGCGAAATTCTGGTCTCAAGGTCCAGCCGGAATAGTCAGAGAACATTGGCCGCGCGCGGCGTTGGTTTTGGCCAAAATCAAACCTTTGGCCTGCCGTGCCGGGGGTGCGCCCAAACAATCCTGTAACAAGTTGTTTTTGCGCCGAAATGTCAGGTGATTTCGGAAACATGCGTTACCTCCGTTGCAACAAGGTCAATTACGCGCCGCTGCGCCTCTTCCAACGCCGCCGTGATGCTGATCTTCTGCTCGATGCTGACCTCGACCGCCTGCTTGGCCACCCACCCATGGGCGTAGCGCAACATCTCGGTCGCCGCCTTGGCGTCGCCCGCCTCGGCAGCGGCGTACAGGGTGGTGGCCATGGCGCGCTCGCCCTCGGCGCGGCCCTTCTGTTCGGCGTACTCCGCGATGGGGTCCATCTGGCAGAGCTTGCGGTACTCGACCGGCGTCATGCCAGCGGCGAGTGCCAGGCTGTCGCCCTTGAGCCCCAGCTTGGCAGCCGCGTAGATCGCCTCCAGACGCGCCTCGGTGGCGGTCAGCGGACGCGGGTCATAGGGCAGTGAGTGGAAGGTCATGACGTCAAGATAGCGCGGGTTGGCTGTTTGAGCAAGCATCAAGTATTTTGTTGTGAGCGTGGAGAAAAAATAAAAAGTTTTTGCGGTCCTTGGCCACGGCAACAGCAGCCGCGCTCGGCCCTGCCCCCCCCCCTCCCCCCTGAGCACTCGCAGCAAAATGCTGCAATGCAACTGTTATACTAGTATATCAGTCGCCTGGCGCGCGGGGCGCGCGACTAGCTGCAGCTAGTGGCGCTTGGCGGCCGATTGCCGTGGACCTTTTGCCCTAGCGCCGCGGCAAGGGCAGTCCAGCCGCCTGGCGCGCATTCCATTCCAGATCGGTCAGGCCTTGCGTGTACCATTCCGCGCGGGGGCTCAAACGATAGGTCTGAATGCGCCCGTCCGCGCGATCGATGAATAGATAGATAACGCCCTTGGGTGTCCGGCATGACAGGCCATAAACGTGAAGCGGCGCCCGCGGAACAAGGAATTCGACTAGGGCGCGCCATTGGTTGCGCGTAATCTGTCCGTCGACAACGGCGGGCGCTAACCAGATCTTAACTGCATATTCGTCCGCCAGATCGGCGCTGGGTAATATGGGCATTCTCTTGGGCATGTGCTTTCTCCAAAACTGACAAATCACATATAGGCGTGATTTGACGATTCGGCAAGGGTCGACAGGGCTGTAGGCGCCGGGGTAGTCGTGGGGTAGTCGTGGGCAATCGTAAACTACCCCACTATCCATATGCTCTGATAAACTGTAATTTTACAGTACCATACTATTATATTAGCATTTACTAATATACAACT